CAACTTGTGTAGATGCTAAACCTTCAGAAAGGTCAGATACAACTTTAGACTTCTTAAGAGAAATAATCTCTTCAGATAGTGACTTAAGTTCTTTATCTTTAGCTTCAACACTTTCAGTAAGTTCAGAGTTCTTCTGACTGATTTCGTCAAACATATCTGTCTTACCTTCTGGCATTTCAATGTAACTTTCCGTAAAGATATTCTTTAACGATACCATGAAGTCTTCAGCGATTTCAGTACGAAGTACGTTTGAAATTGAAACGTCATTCTTCTTAATCCACTGTTCTGCAACGTATGTTAAGTAACTGTCAATATTGTCTACCAAGTTTTGGTTAAGTGTTTCAACCTCTTCTTTGATGTAGTCAACGTATGACTCTTTAATATCTTGTACTTGTTCTTTAACTTTAGAACTAACCGCAGCTTCAAAAATAGTAGCAGCTTTAGTTTTGAATTCTTCTGTAAGAGAATCATCTTCAGCACATAGTGCGTCAATGTCTTCTTTCATAGAACCATAACTAGCTTCTATTTTTTCCATTGCTTTATGAGTAGCAGCCGCTGTAATGGTTTTAGAGATTTGTTCGATGGCTTGACCAACGTCATCCTCTTCTTCTTCCATTTCTTCGTCATGCATTCCTTCTGAAGCTTCTTCTTCATCTTCATCCTCGTCATGCATTCCTTCTTCCATGTCGTCCTCGTCTTCTTCTTCAGAATGATATGCTTCTTCAGTATCTTCCTCATCCTCTTCTTCAGAGTGCACGCCTTCTTCAGTTTCTTCCTCTTCTTCAGAGTGTACACCTTCTTCGGCTTCTTCCTCTTCTTCTTCTGAATGATAAGCTTCTTCAGCATCTTCTTCGTCTTCGACTTCGTCTTCCATGTCAGATTCAGCGTCATCAGCATCCACTTCAACTTCATCAGTGTCTACTTCTTCTTCGTCTTCGTCTTCAGAATCACCTTCGTGACCCATTTCTTCCATATCTTCGTCTTCGTCAGTAGAATCTACTTCCTCTTCTTCTCCAGCATCTTGATCTTCTTCATCTTCTTCCCATACTTTATAGACTTTAGTTTCTTCAACACCTGTAACATCGGTGCCTTCCGTAACTTCCTCTTCAGTCTCTTGGTCAGAAGCAAGACCAGCCAATGCTGTTTCCAACAATGATACTTCTTTTTCTTCTTGTGCCATAATAGACATTCCTTCTTGTTTTAGAGTTTGGAGAGGAAATCCTTAAATACTTTCTCTTGTACGGAAGTTAATTCCTTACTAGAGGCTTTACGGATTTCAGTCTCATACTTTTCAAGTTGCTGAGCTACTAGAATACCATTCTCCCATACCCATTCTTTGCCTTCCATGATACCATCTACGAAGGCACCTTTGGCTGATGGGTCTTGAACAATATCCACAGTTGCAAGGATGTAATCATCATTTACGTATGTCGCACCCTCACGTTCTTCAACAGTTCCCATACCACGACTAGAGACACCAAGTTTTACACCACCTTCGATAAGACCTTCAACAATCTTACCCATAGGTGTGTTTAAAACTTTTGCCTTTCCAACAACATTATCACCGTCAAACTTCAAGTCGGTGATTTTGTGTGAAACTTTGTCTAGGTTAATCTGTGGCCCTTCAGGGTGGTCTAACTCCCCTACGGCTCTTCCAGGCTTAACCTGTTCTGCGATATATTTTTCTACCGCACTAAAAAGTGTTTCTTTAGGATAAACACGACCATTACGATTTTTTTGTTCAGCTTGCATAAATACACCTTCAATGAAGGTATCTCGTTTGCCGTCTTTTTCCTCAACTAAATATTTTAAATTGTCAAAATGTTCTGTGATAAGTCTCATTTCTTATCCTTTCGATTGTAAATGTCTGCTGCAACCGCGACTCTTTTCACATCTACAGCAGTTTCTATTTTCTCATCAATCGCGGAATCAAATGCTTTAATAGCTTCTTTTTTGTTTCCCGTATATAAAGCACCCATTAATTTATGTATTTTACTCATAATATTCCTTTGTCTATATCCTATATTTATATTTTTAAGTAGTTTAAAAAAACAATATTTAGAGTAGTTCACCCTCTAAATTTTGTTCTTTTTTCAAATCTTTTTCTAACTCTCCACCTATTTGATTCAATTCATCTTCAAGTTTAGGTTGAGTAGAGTTGAATAAATCATCATCTTCTCCACCACCAGCGTCTTCTTTCTCATCAGCAATCTGTTGATTTTGTTGTTCGATTTCTGTATCATCTTGATGAAGAATGTTTTTACGAACCCATTCTTTAGAGTAATACTTACCAACATACTCATCCATTTGTGATAGTATATCAAAACGGTCTCGGAGAATCTCAAACTCTTTTAGTTCAGAAAAGTAATTATCCTTTTGATAATCTACAAACATTCCTTCTTCTATACTATCCCAATCATCTTCAACTATAATACCTTTAAGTACTAACTGTGTTTTAAGAGCTGTTAAGAATATATAAGAGAATTTAGTTCTTAATCTATCGATAAACTTCTGAAACTTAACTTCTTCACGGTTAATCTCTGTGGCTCGTCCAACTTGGAATCCACTTTCTGATTCTAATCGACTCAATGGTACATTAAGAGATTTGTATAGTTTCTTTTGAAAGAATAATATATCTTCTATCTGACCAAGGTTTTCACCGCCAGGAAGTGTAGTAATCTCTGTACCTCTACCACCTTCACGTCTTGGTAAGAAGAAATCTTCTAACATAGACTTATGTCTACGGTCATCTCGTACTTCACCTGATGTTTGGTCGTAAACAATCTTATTACGATATTGAGACATCATATTACGAACATATTCTTCTGCTTTACCTTTAGGAAGATTACCAACATCAATGTAGAAGATACGTCTTTCAGGAGCTCTGGAAATACGATATATGACAAGAGCATCTTCTAACATTCGAAGTTGGTTAATTAATTTTAAAGACTTATGTAAGTGAGATAATACTTTAGTTCTAGTAGCATCCATAATTCCACTTGGAACATACACAACTGCTTCATTAGCTACTTTAACACCATGAAGAGTACCTTCTCCACCTGATGTTTGCATATTACTTGTTGTGGTTGCTGAAACTTGGTCTATGTCGTTATACACATAGTATTCATCTACAGTTTCGTCTATTGTAACACCTGTAAGTTTATCTACTTCTTTTTTGATTTCCCGTACTTTACGAATATAAAGTGGGTCTATGTATCGTAGTTCTTCAATACCAGCTTTAGGGTTTGCCGAATCTACTACAATGTGAAAGAATATTTTACCATCAATATACCATTTACGGAATAGTTCTGACCCATATTCTTTAAATTTAAATAACTTTACAACCTCTTGGAACTCATTTAATATTTTCTTTTTAACATCATCCTCATACTCTAAATCATCTACATTTAAAGTTACAGGTGCTCCAATGTCTGTACTAACAATAGCTTCATTAACAATGTCGTCAATAGCATTATCAGTTTCAGGTTGTTCAGCTGCTTCACGATATTTGATAATTTGGTCACGGTCAGTACTACCACGCGTTCCATCTATATCATAATATTGTCCAAAGTATCCACCCGCACTAATTGTAGCAACGCCCTCATCATCTGTTTTGGGAACAAAAGACTTGATTGTGCTTACTTCGTTAGGTGAATCGTCTTGATTCTTATTGAATCTTTTCTTGATTTCGTATCCAAATATCTCCATAATATCTCTATTTATATAAAAAACTCCCCACATTGTGAGGAGTTTTTCGTTAAATTACTAACTCAAATTAAGAGGTAGTATTTGATTCCCAATATTGATAATTGATTTCGACAGTAAACTCTTCAATTGCATCGTTTGTGTCATAAGACAAATCGATTTGAGAAACATTCGTTGGGAATGCTCCGCGAAGAGTATAAGTTTTAGTTACTGTACCATCCTTATCGAGTTGTTCAACAATCATGTCGGCTTGATAATCACTTGGATTAGTTAATCCTTGATTGTTTACGTGTTCGTTTATACCATTCATCCATGTTTCGAATGAATTACGAACTTTCATTTCACTATCATTAATGACTGTTATAGTCCAAGGTTCGAAAGTTCTGTCACCTGCTACTCTCAACTGACGACCACGAAATGGTACATCAACTGAAGCAATTACTGAAGCAGGAAGTCCAGCACCCTTGACCATGAATGAAGTGAATTCTGTATCTCCACCAGCATAAGCAGGGAAGTTGATTGTCGCCTTAAATAAATTAGGACGAGCACCACCACCTGTTAACTTAGCCTTGAAGTCATCTACACCTAGAGTTGCCATAATTCTTTCTCCTTATAATTAGCCACTAACAACTTCAGAGAAGTCAACACCTGTTCGGGTTGCTACGAAGTTGAGTGTAATGAAGTTAATACTTCGTGCAGGTTTAATATAAATGTCTGCAACGAAACGATTCGTGTCAATTACTTGTCCTGTGTTATTTGTTTCATCACAAACAACCAAGAAGTCAGTAATTCCACGCCGACCTTTAACATCCCGAAGGAATGGTTCTACCAAATTACGGAACTGTGCTCGAGTGAACTCATCGTTCAGTTCGAATAGTTGGAATTTGGAAGCTGTAGCGATTGCTTTTTCTAATACGATAAACAACCTACGAACATTAATTCTATCAAAAGCAGATGCTTTAGATTGTCCTGTTTTATCTCCAAACAATAAGATACCTTGGCCTGGGAACGAAACAATCGGATTGATGTTGTTCTTGTACAAGTCATCTCTTGATGCTTGGTTAGGATTGAACGCAAGTTTAGTTACGCTACGTAACCCACCACGATTAAGACCCGCGGGGGAGAACCATGCGTCTGCGACGTTGTCTGTATTAGCACATAACCCAGCCATGTGACCAGCAGCAGGAATATAAACGTAATTATCAGAGTACTTGTTATACACATATAATGGAGTACTATCAATGAAATGATAACTATCCAATGTACCTAGATTATTTTTACGAGTTTTAACCTTGCTTAACTTGTCAGCTTCAGATGTTTGGAATTGAACTCCACTAGTTCCTTGAACAGGAGCTGAAAGGAATGCAACTACATCTTTACGAGCCGAAGCTATTGACATAGTTTTTTGGTCAACAGTTATTTGAGCAGTGTCATCTAACTGACCAGCTTCTGTAAATAGTAAGTTTACATCTACAGTTTCAGAGTCCGAGAATAATCCTAGACCTTGAGTATCTGACGTATAGTTACCAGCTGCTAAAGTACCATCCGCACCGAATTGGAACGAACCTGTAAATATACCACCATCTACATCACTAGCTCCATTAGTTAAACCTGTTTCAGCAGTGTTTGTAAGTGCTGGTGAATCAATCTCATTATCGTATTCAGCAACAGGTTGGTCTGCGCCAGGATATAACCCAGCTAGTTTGTTAATGAATATGAACTGTGACTGTTCGTTAATTACGTCATAGTAATAGTTAGATGAACCATCATCATTAGTTGCGTCAGATGCCAAAGATAATCCTTGGTATTTTTCAAGAACATTGTTTTTGATTCCTGAAATTTCACCATCTTCGTCAACTACTAATACATGAACTGCATCTAGTCTAGAACCTGATGTTACGTTAGCTGTTGTTGGACTATTATCAAAGTTAGCTGCTAATAGTGTTTTAGCTGACCCAACAGGAGAATCTTCTGTACCACTAATGGTAAATGAAGAAGCTCGAGCTGTAATAACTCGAAGACTGTTTCCTCTTGCGCCAGGACAACGTGATAAAGCGACAGTTTGACTAGCAATACTACTTACTTGTGTATCAAAGTCATCATGATTCTTTATCAAATACCCCTGTGGTGAATTAGCTGCAGCGTCGGCAGAAGTACTTGTTGAAGCACTTATTGTTTGTCCGACATCATTTACATCGTTCACAACACGAGATATTTTTAAGGTATTACCGTATTTAAGAAAGCTCGCAGCCGTTAAAAAGGATTGAGCAGTTCCCGCATCGGGTTTACCAAATACTGTAGCGAGGTCGTTTTCTGAACTAACTGTGATTAGTTCACCAACGGGGCCCCACTTAAATCTCCCTGCGAAACCACCAATAGATGTTGACACAGCAGGGATTACGTTGGTCAAATCAATTTCTTTGACTTCAACGCCTGGAGAGACTAAAAATCCCATAGTTTACCTCTTTTCTTTATATTTCAGTTAATAATTAATAAGTTTAAAACATTACAAGAATATTCACTCTTGTATTTATAAATATATACATCTCTACAATTCGTCCCAAGCCCTTTGTTGTTCAATCATATCCATATATTCGTCAGGTCTACCATCATTATGGAATCCAAAATCCAACATATCGTCTTGCATAGACTCTTTATCTTTGTATAACATTTCTCGTAGAGTAGTATCATCAACATCACCAAAGGCTTCTGTAGATACAAACCATGAGAATAAAACTAAATTCATTACCATATCATCATTAAATCCTGAATCAGCTTCAAAACTATTTCCCTTTGGAACAAATGTAGATAATTCTAGAATAGTATCAGGGTCTCTTATTTCTAGTCCACCTTGTTCTAATAAATCTTTCATATTCGAACAACCCATTCGTTTAATCTTTTTAGTCATTGTCACACCAATACCACCTTTCTTGATGGCTGACTCTACGAATGTATTCTCATATTCTAAATCATAATATACACCATTACATACAACCTGACCTGCATCATTGTTTTCGATAACTACTATGGCTTCATTATAATAGTTAGCCGTATGTACAATTATATCAGGAAATAGTAAAGGAGACATAAGATTATCTCTGAATGTAGCTACTTGTTTGAAAGGACGTGAGGTCATATCAATAACTGTAAATGTAGAAAAGTCTTGTCCTCTTCCTTGTGAAACATCAACTAACATAATATACTGATGTTGTTCTTTCGGTTCTTCATATAACTTAACGT